ATCTAGTACCTGTTGCTGGACTTAATAAACTAGAACCGCTGTTATTAACATTGGTAACATTGACGTTGTACGGATCAATGATAGCTGTTACTGAGTTTAATGTATTTGCCGGCAATGTTGCAGAGTCGGGGGTAAACAATAATGTAGTTGGATCGTTTGGGCTATAAGCAACAACACCAACTATTTCGTGTGGCCCATCGGGATAATCAAATGTTAAACGCACCTGACTAATACCATTGGTTAATGTACCGTATAAATTTACCAAGTTTGCCCACGGTGTAGTGGTACCTGATCCGTCTGTGGCTATTTTGGAATATAGTGTTAGTGTTCCTGTAGAACTAGTTGGATTGCTAGAGTAAACAATAGAGTAATCAAGCGGTGTGTATCGAATCTGGCTAGTAGCTGCGATATCAATAATATCGCCATTGATGCTACCACTATCATCATAAATGTTTGCAATAATTTGTTGTACAACTCCGCCTTTTTGTACCTTGGCAGGTAACGTCAACCAAATTGGAATTTCAAACTCTAGTGTAGCAATATCGATGCTAGTATCGTCGCCCATCATTGGCACACTACGACTAGTATAGTTTACACTAGTTAGTAATGCTACACTTAAACTAGTCCAGTCTACAAAATTATCTGTACTTTGAATTTCAAAGCCAGGATTAAATAGCGGAACTAATTGTTCTATTAGCTGATGCTTTTGATCAGTATTACTGGTCCATATATCTAACTTCATACCAATTGTATACGGTGCTGGCATAAAGCGTTTTACAGTATATTGGCCATCTTGTGTACCTAGATATTGTTGTGTTGTTTGATCGTAAACTTGTTCTCTAATTCTAACATCACTTTCGTGATATGGATTTTGTAAGCGATCACGATCATACCGTAGTGTTGAGATATAAGCACTCATTGCCGGGACTGCCGATAGTGTATTTTCGCTGTTATTTTTAAGTATGGTACTGGCCTGACGACTAGGATCTCCATAATAGACTGGAACTGTTTGTAGTGTGCGATTGCCATTGGTGTCCTTGCCAAACTCAACTTGGAAGTTTGACACCATGCGAATAAATTGCAAAATGAATCGGCGCATTTGTCCGTCATAGTTAAATTGAACAACATTAGCCATTTTTATTAACTCTCATTATTATCTGCTCTAGGCGTCAATGCACGACTTAGAGGTTGTAATTCGTTTTGTACACGACCTTGGCTGTCTGTATATGTGTTAGTGTTATTTACATAACCCATGCGTTGTGTCTGATTATTTCCTGCACCTGGTGTTAAGTTAGTACGTACATTATCCTCAATCTTAACCCAACGTTGACCATCATATCTAAATAGTCGGTTTGGCAAATAATCTGTACGCAAAAAGTATTCTCCGTGCGCAGCCAAAATTGGAAAAGATATTCCCATTCCGGTAACAACTCTGTTTGGCGCTGTTCCGTCTCCGGTTAGGTATCCTTCAATTTTACTAGTAGGTGTTACAGATTCGGCACTAGTAGTATTGTCTGCAGAAATGGTATTATTATCAGAGGTAATAAAATCAGTAAACGGAGTTGAACCGTCGTCGCTCGATGGCACAGTATAAAACTTGCTAGTATCATAACCCGATGATGGGACATCAACTTCTGCTTGTGAAATTATGCTTTGATTGATATCTAAATATTGGTTATATGTTGAAAGAATTTGGCCAACTGGTGTAGTAGTTCCTGCGCCTGCGGCAATGTTATTAAGAATATCCTTGTACTCTTGACTATCCACTAGAGGATTAAGTTTAACACGCCATAAGTGTGGCCACCATGTTGGACTAAATCCTTCTGCGGCAAAACTTGCATCGCCAACCACATAGTATCTTTTAAGTGCCGCTGGCAAGTCGCCATCCAGTGCATCATAATCTTTTAAGTGTTGCAACTCTAATACGTCGCCGGCCATTAACTTACGACCAATCATGTCAACCATGTCGCGTAAGTGGAACACCATAAAGATAGTTCCTGTTTGTAGGAACAGGCCAAATTGACTTAGATCAAAATCTTGGTCAGCACGTTGATAGATACCGCGCATTTTGTAAACATTTTGATCATATTTGCGATCGCGGTTTTCTAACCATAGTAAGTCTTGAATGTTCTTTTCGCTTTGGTTGGCGTAACTGGGCTGAGTTGCGTCGGCACTAAATCCAACTGTAACATTAGTCCCAATTGGTGTAGTAGTTGGACTAGATAAAAATACTGTAGTTGAATTCATCGACGTTACAGTAGTGTTTGCTGGAATCCCAGCGCCAAACACAAAATTGCCCACAGTAACACCCGATGTATTACTGAAAACAAGAGGATCGTTTACAGTAGTTTGACTAGCACTAGTGGATAGTTGTGCGCCTTGTGCAATTGGACCTAGATATTTGTTTAATAAAATACCAGTACCGCCGATGGTAAACATTTCGGATATGCGTCTATCCATAAACTTATAATCGTTGCTGTGAGCACCATCTTTCCAAAGACTTAAACGTGGCATACTGTATCCTGTTAATGTAGTATTTATCGCTAGTTGACCCATAAAGAGTTTTATAGTATAATAATGGTATGGAGTCAAATTCTACCTTAAAACACCGTATAGATACAGCGTTTTTTCAAATAATAGAATTGGATCCCATTCAACGTAGAGATCTTCAAAAAATGTGGCGTGTAGCTCGTAGTAAATGGAATGAACTTGACTACGAGCTTATTACTTGCCGAAAACTCAATCGAACTACTATAAAGTTTCAAGAACTTGAAAAAGATCTAGTAGAGCGCCTAGAAGTAATTGAACAGTACCTAACTTTTGCATTATTGACAAAATAATACCAAAATGCTATAATATATTATTAGATACTGAAATGTAGTGATAATCATAAATATTGCTATAGGAGCATATTATGATATATAGCAGACAAGTAGTTAGTAATACTGGAAAAGTAAAAGACATAGACGACGATGGCATTTTACCGTATCGTGTACAGTTAAAATGCGACGAGTGCGATGCAGTTTGGGGAACATCGGTTGATAATTGGAAAAGAAAGAAATTGCGTAATGCACATAACGGATTAGACTTGTGTAAAAATTGTGTTAAAAAAGGAAATAGAAATCCTGCATATGGTAAAAACCCACATAAAAATATGTCCGAAGAAGAAATAAAAATCCTCCGGGACAATTTAAGTAAAACTTTGTCGGGTAAAAATAATCCTATGTATGGAAAACGACACAGCCCAGAAACAAGAGCGTTGCAGTCTAGGAGTAAAGTAGATCTGATTGCCGAAGGAAAATTTAATATAAAAAGTTGCAATAGAGGAAGAAAAGCATTTTATGTATCAACTAAATCTGGCATACAATTTTATGCCGATTCAATTTTAGAGTTAGCAAGAATGATAGAATTGGATAACGATGCAAGTGTAATAGAGTGGACAAAACATCACGGAATTCGAATTCCTTATGTATTTGACGGGGTTGATTATAATTATGTACCGGACTTCTTGATTAAAAATGAAAAAGGTAGTATAATAGAAGAAGTAAAAGGAAGAATGATGCCCCGAGATGTTGAAAAACAACAGCAAGCAATAATTTATTGTCGGGAAAACGGATACAAATATAGAATGATAACAGGAAACGATTTACAAGATTTAGCAAATTATAAAAAATTATTAAAGGAAATTAAATAGTGCTTTTGTTTCTGGATACAGAGTTCACAGATTTTGTTGATTGCGACTGCATTGCAATCGGGCTAGTCGACGAAAACGGGCGCGAGTTCTATGCTGAACTAACAGACTACAGACAAGAAGCCTGTAGCGATTTTGTTAACGAAGTAGTTCGACCATTACTAAAACAACACCCCAATCGTGTAGAAGGTACAACCTGGGAAGTAGCAAGAGCATTAAATGAATGGTTAGAACCATATCGCCAAGAGTGTGCTGTGATTTGTTTTGATTACAATACAGATTGGGATTTGATGGTGAACATACTTACTATGTTGCCCGAAGAAGATCAACCAGACTTTTTAACAACTAGAAATATTTGGGGCGACTTAGATCAGCAAGCAATAGATTATTACTGGGCAGAGGCAGACGCCTTTGGTCATAAACCGCATCACGCTTTATATGATGCACGTGGCAATAAATATGCATATAAACCTTTGGTGAGAGAAAGACATGGCGAACATTAAGATTAATGGTAAAGCAACAAAAACTAAAAAGTCAGCACCACGTACAAGTGCCATGCTCGACGAAAAGTACACAGGCGAAGAACCAGTGTGGGACACCGAACGTGCTGAAAAGTTTGATGATGCTACATTTGATAATCACATGCGTCGTAGTTTTTATTACTACAATTACTTTTTCAATCAAAAGGATTGCAAAAAATACGTTATTGAATGGATGAAAAATCCTGAGCACGGGTTTACGGCTGTAGATGTTAAAACATTTAGTCGTAGCCCAGATCGTGCAATTGAAATGACAGCATGTAGTTTAGTTATGGCACATCGTCAAGGTATGCCATTCCGTGGACGTCAAGTTGAATACATTAAAGAATCAATCGCTCGTGCTATCAACAGCACAGCCGACGAAGTAGAAGAAGTTGTAGTAGAAGAAAAACCTAAAGCATACGTTCCAACTATTCAGGACAGACTAAATGAAAAAACAGCAGACACTATCGGCGAACTGGAAGGGCACTACGACGCATTTATTAGTGATCCTAAATACAGCTTTAAGCCTTACGATTATTTTGTGGCTAACAATGTTCCACAAAGTCAGCTGACAAAATACGAAGCGGTATATCAAGCTCGATTTGATGAGCTTAAAGCGGCTTTTGAAAAACAAGATGAACAGTTAGTAGAAGGCTACAGCCATTACAAAACAGCAGACTTTAAACGCATCTTTGCCTTTATTGATCAAATACTAAACGACATTATCCAATATCGTGGAGTTAAAAAAGCTACTAAGAAAGTACGTGCGCCTAAGTCAGTGAGCAAAGAAAAAGTAGTCTCTAAGCTCAAGTATGCTAAAGAAGATAAAGTACTTCGTTTGATTAGTATTAATCCTGCGGACATCATTGGCGCACAGGAACTGTGGGTTTATAACACTAAAACACGCAAGCTGGGCAAGTATGTAGCTGACAGTTTAAAAGGTCCCTTAAACGTCAAAGGAACCGGCATTACCGGCTTTGATGAGCACAAATCCACCTCAAAAGCACTCCGTAAACCTGAGGAAAAGCTCAAGGAGTTTGCTAAAGCTACTAAGGTAGAGTTGCGTAAATTTATTGACAATATTAAAGCTACGGAAACCAAACTCAACGGACGTATTAACGCAGAAACTATCCTGCTCCGAGCTCAATAACACCATTACTCTGTTGTACGGTAATAAATACTGTATAACGGAGTAATATAAATGTCCACACCCTTTAACGGTAACGTAGTTGCAGATACCGGATACGATAGTCTAAATAACATCACTACTCGTAACCTGTTTAATCCCGCCACAGGTACACAATCTGCTGCACACATTGCCTTCGATGGTAGCGATACAGTAACATTCCCTGGCGTACAAGATCCAAATTGGGAGTATGGCAATACTACAGATTCCATGCGAACAAGTATTATTGATTATATACGTATGCGCTTAGGTGATGGTATTGTTGACGTAGAGCTAGACAAAGAACACTACGAAATGGGTATTAATCAGGCCCTGATTAAATATCGTCAGCGCGGACAAAACAGCGTAGAAGAAAGCTATGCAAGCCTACAGCTACTACCAGAAACACAAGAATATATATTACCAAGAGAAATTCAAAACGTTCGTGCTATTTTTCGTCGCGGTATTGGTAGCGTAACAGGAACAACAGCCAGTCAATTTGAGCCATTCAGCTCGGGTTATTTAAACACTTATATGTTAGTAGCAGGTCGTGTTGGCGGTTTAACCAACTACGAATTGTTTGTCGACTATCAAAAGTTAGCAATGAAGATGTTTGGTGGTTACATGAATTACACATTTAACCCTGTAACTAAGAAACTTACTATTGTTCGTAAAATGCCGTTCCAGGGGGCAAACCCTCCACTAGAGCAACAAGAGTCAGTGTTGTTATGGATTTACAATACCAAACCTGACCAAATGATATTCAACGATACTTACGCATTTCCCTGGATACAAGAATACGCATACAGCTTCTGTAAACGCATCCTTGGTGAAGCTCGTGAAAAGTTCAGTCAAATTGCTGGCCCACAGGGTGGTGCAACCTTAAACGGTGCAGCACTTAAAGCTGAAGCCAATGATGAAATGGCCAAATTGGAACAGGAATTAAAAGATTATATTGATGGTTCTGTTCCGTTAACTTGGGTAACTGGCTAATGAAAATTACAGAAATTATCACAGAAGAATTAAAAAAGTATGGCGACATACACGACGATCACCGATCGGCATTTACTCGCGGTGTAAAGTTTCCTGATATTACTAATCAGTACTACCACATGTACCGTGCAGGTGTTAACATCGCTGGACAAAGTGGTGATAGTACTATGAAGTCCAAAGAAAGTCCATTAGCAAACAACATGTTTATGATGGCCTATCATCCTAAAGAACTAGAAATGATTCGCGCAATGGCCGCAGAAATGGGACACACAATGGAAGAAATTAGTGACAGCGACAGTCACGAGCCCAAGTCAATAAATAGTACTAGTCCAGTAAAAGCTCGCGGACCTATACAAAGAAAATTATGAAAATTACAGAAATTATTACTGAAGCTAAGTCGGATATTGATGCAAACAACGACGGAATTCCGGATAGCCATCAAACAGCTACGCCTGGGATGAAAAGTCATCATAATTTAGATAACTCTAGTCCTTATGCACCTTGGCGCTTTGCCGCACACTTTCTAGGTGGTGCTGGCGCGCCAGACGGCAAGTACGAACACGAACCTGCTAAAGAGGGCCCAAACGGACAAGCATTAGTTACAGTAGCCTATAGCGACGCAGATGAAGCTATTATTGCACAGGCAGAAAAAGCGTTTGGAGTTTCTGGAACACAATTAACTCCGCGTGGATCGACTGAAGTCAAGGATGTAAATCGAGTGAGCCCTGCCCGAAACCCTGGCGCAATTACCCGCATTGTCATTGCTACAGTTAAAAAATAATTTGACTTTTTTTAATTAATATGTAAAAATAGCCCTTATTAACTGAGGGCTTTTTTATGATCATTGGGGTATGCGGGTTTATTGGTTCGGGTAAAGATACTATTGCTGACTACTTAGTTGGATTCCACGGCTATCGTCGAGACAGTTTTGCTGGTACACTTAAAGATGCGGTGGCAGCTGTGTTTGGTTGGGACCGCGAACTACTAGAAGGTCGTACTCCTGAAGCCCGTGCTTGGCGAGAACAAGTAGACTCTTGGTGGGCTAATAGACTTAATATGCCTAATCTTACCCCACGTTGGGTGTTACAATATTGGGGCACAGAAGTATGCCGCCGAGCATTCCATGACGATATCTGGATTGCTGCATTGGAAGCACGATTAAGCCGTCGTAGTGACAATACTGTTATTAGCGATGTACGTTTCCCCAACGAAATACAAAGTATCCGCAACGCTGGCGGCAAAATTGTCTGGGTTAAGCGTGGCGAATTGCCTAGCTGGTATGGTGTAGCATTAGCCGCAAATAATAACCCACCACAGCCGAACGCATCAAGTGAAATCCTTCAAGGACTTGGAGTGCATATTAGTGAAACAGCTTGGGTAGGTACTAAGTTTGATTACGAAATAGACAATAATGGTACTATTGAAGAGCTATATACAAACATCAAAAATCTGGTATTATAGGAGCCGGCTTCCACGGCGACTTGGATTTATAAATTTCTTGTTGACAATTTAAGCATACAGTTTTTAAGTTAAACGAATTGTGATTTTTTAAATTACCATCAACATAAAATACATTACTTTGCTCCATGAGCTTAAACTTAAACCCGCACTTTTCACAAGCGGGTTTTTTCTTGTAACCACTCTTAACCCATGCCGGTGGCTCCGGGCGACGTTTACGACCTTTCCTAATACAAGCAGCACAACTATTACGATAATGATGAACACCATCGCGTATATAGTTCACGGCAACCGGGTTATTACCGCAATTAGGGCATAGATCTCTGTTTAACATACTATATTTACCAGCATAACCTTCCCAAAGGCACCTACAACCGCCACCATTTTACACCTTTATAATAAATAACTATAACATGTATTTTAAAGGAATATAAACCATGGCACTAGTATCCCCAGGAGTTCAAATCTCCGTAAACGATCAAAGTCAGTATGTTGCAAGCAACGTAGGTTCTGTACCACTAGTAGTATTAGCTACAGCACAAGATAAAACCTACAACAACGCAGCGGCTACTGGTACAAGTAAAGCAGCGGCTGGTAAACTACAATCATTTACAAGCCAACGTGACCTAGTAACAGCTATGGGCACACCAACTTTCCAATTAAGTTCTGCCGGTACACCACTTAACGGTAGCGAACTAAACGAATACGGCTTATTGGCTGCTTACTCAGCATTAGGCCTAGGTAATCAGTTATATGCTATTCGTGCAGATATTGACCTAAATCAATTGCAAGGCACTCACGTTCGTCCAGCCGGTAACGTAGCTGATGGCACATTTTGGTTAGACCTTGGAAATACAGAATTTGGTATCTATGTATTCAACGCGGTAACTGGAACATTTAGCCATGTTAATCCAACATTGATTACTGATCAAACTCAAGTAACAAATATCACATACAACGGTACAGCAAACGTACCACAACCTAACCCAAGCGTTGGGCAAGTGAATACTTATGCATTGGTGTTTGTTGACCAAGCTGGTGCAACTACAAATGCAATTCGTTTATGGTATAAATCTGCATTGAGTAATACATGGGTGCAAGTTGGTTCCCCGGAATGGCAAACTGCATTGCCTGTTGTTACAGCAACAGTTTCTGGTGTAGGTTCGTTACTAACAGGTCAAACATTGTACATCAATGGTCAATCTGTTACATCAACAGCAAATCCAGCAACACTTGATAATTTAGTTTCAAATATTAACACAATCATGACTGGTAAGGGAGTTTCTGCACGTAACATCAACGGTTACTTGGCATTGTTTGCAACTAGCGCCGCTAATACATCTGGTTACCCAGCTGCAACGCCAAACGGTGGTGTATTATTAGCCGATGGTACTGGTAGTTGGTCAGCATTTGGCTCAACTATGGGTGGCACATATTGGAGTCCAACATTCTTCTACGGTAATTATGCTCAACAACCAAGCGGTGGTTGGACATCAACAGATTCACAGCCACGTCCAAGCGGAAGTATTTGGTGGAAAACAACAGCAACTGGCACAGGTTATAGCCCGGCATTAAAAGAATTTAATGTAAGTTTAGATAACTGGGTACCAGTTAGCGCACCAATGTTTACATACTATTCTGATGCTATTTCAGCATTGGACCCAGTTGGCGGCGGTCTAAACATTGCCCATGGCCAAATAGTTTCTGTACATGGTAGTAACGATACTACACCTAACAATTTACGTTTTGCTGAGCAAACAGCGGCAGTACAAGCAACAGCAACTGGTGCGGTAATTAACTTATCAACACTGGCAGCAGCAACAGGCACAACATACAAGATTAGTGCTACAGTTCCTGGTGCACAAAATACTACGTTGGTTACATACCCAAGCAACACTACAAGTTACACATTTAGCGGTACATCACCAAGCGATTTAGTTACACAAATTTTATCTGCAAACATTCCATATGTTACAGCACAATTAAATTCAACAACTAGTGGTACTACAATCAGTATTATTCACACAGCTGGTGGTCAGATTGCTTTAACTGGTTCAGTATTTGGTGCAGCTGGATTTACCGGATCTGGTACAACAGTTAACGGAACAGGCTACACAATTAATTCTAGCACTGGTGTTATTAATATTAGTAACTTTAATTTAATTACAACAAGTATTACATATAGCGCAACTGCTCCTTACAGCGCACCAGCCGACGGAACACTATGGTACTATAGCAATGCAGCCGACGTTGATATTATGATCAACACAGGTGCTCCGTATGGTTGGAAAGGTTACCTAGTAGCCGGAACTGACTCACGTGGTTACCCACTTGCATCGACTGACCCACAAGGCGTTATTGTTAGCGCAAGTCAACCTACTAGCCAAAGCGATGGTTCTGGCAACATGCCAGGCGATCTATGGTTAGACAGTAGCGACTTAATCAACTACCCAAGTTTATATCGTTACACCGGTTCTACTTGGACAAAGATTGACACAACAGATCACGTGACAAGCAATGGTATTATTTTTGCCGATGCACGTTGGGACGCAACAGGTACAACAGATCCAATCAGTGGCGCATTACCATCAACAGTAAGTTTGCTATCAAGCAACTACATTGATCAAGATGCACCAGACTACAGATTGTATCCAAAAGGTACATTGTTGTTTAACACACGTCGTTCGGGATACAACGTTAAGAAGTTTGTAGCTAATTATTTCAATAGTACAAGTTTCCCAAATCTACCAAACGTACCAAACGCAGGCGGAACATTACCATCTGTGTCAAATGCGTGGGTAAGCGTAAGTGGTCTAAACGAAAATGGTACACTAAAAGCTGGTAGTGCTGCACAACGTAGTTTGGTTGTAGCTGCATTAGAAAGCGCATTAAGCAGCAACACAGATATTATTGAAGATAATTACAACTTCAACTTATTGTGTGCTCCTGGTTACCCAGAATTAATTCCTGGTTTAGTAACATTAAACAACAATCGTGGTGATACAGGTTTTGTTATTGGTGATACACCAATGACATTGGCACCAACATCAACAGCATTAACAGCATGGAACAGTAACAAAAACGGTAATGGTCTAGCAACAGCAAGCCCATACTTAGCGGTTTACTACCCAGCTGGTTTAACAAACGATTTAGCAGGTAATCAAGTAGTAGTTCCGGCTAGTCATGCTGTATTGCGTACATTCTTGTACAGCGACAATGTAAGCTATCCATGGTTTGCACCAGCTGGTACACACCGTGGTCTAGTTGATAACCTAAGCGACATTGGTTATGTAGATGCTAACTCAGGTGCTTTCATACACAACGGTATTAACCAAGGCCTACGTGATGCATTGTACACAATCAACATTAACCCAATTACACAATTACCTGGTACAGGTTTAGTTGTTTGGGGTCAAGAAACACGTAGCGGTGACAGCACAGCACGTAATCGTGTTAACGTTGTTCGTTTAGAAAATTACCTAAGAACAATTTTCAAATCAGTCAGCGGTGGATTCTTGTTTGAACCAAACGACACAGTAACAAGAAAATCTTTAGCACATCAAATTGAAAGTGCATTACATGATGTTCTAAGTAAGCGTGGTTTATATGACTTCTTGGTAATTTGCGATACAAGCAATAATACACCAAGCGTTATAGCTAATAACCAGTTGTATGTAGACGTAGCAATTGAACCAGTTAAGGATGTTGAGTTTATCTATATCCCAATCGCTTTGTATAACCCGGGTACAATCGCAAGCCTGGGCGCAGCATCAACCTAAGCATATAGATAAATAAGAGTATAGGAGAATATTATGGCCGTAGCATCATTAAATAACTTTACAGTACCTCTAGCATCACAGCCTGGTTCACAAGGCTTGTTAATGCCAAAATTAAAGTATCGCTTCCGCGCTACTTTTATTAACTTTGGTGTTAGCAATACAACTACTGAACTAACTAAACAGGTTGCAGATATTAAGCGTCCTAACGTAAACTTCAATCCAATTACCATCGATGTTTATAATAGTAAAGTATTTTTACAAGGTAAACCAGAGTGGCAAGAGACCACAGTTAATTTCCGTGACGACGCAACAGGCGCTGTTAGTAAATTAGTTGGTCAGCAGATCCAGAAGCAATTTG